TAAGGGCTACAAATGACAGCCAGAACTCCGTTGTTTTATATCCTGCTTTATTTTCCATATTTATCTCCTTTAGTTGAATACATTAGACCTAGCAAGCTTTTCCTCAACATCCTTTCGGTATGCTGGGTCAGACTTGTATTTGGGGTTTTTCATTGATTCAACAACTTCGGCTGTGCTACGGAAAACATCGGTTGCACCAGACGCTCTTGTATCACCAGCCAATAAACGAGGTTCACGGCTTCCACCAGACTTGTAGCGAGCAAACATACCTTTTACCGCAAAAGAAGCTTGTTCCTTGCTTCCGCTTGAAACAGCTTGGTTATAGGCAGACAACTCGCCTTCATCTAAGTTTTCAGAAGCCCAGCTACTCATCGCTTTAAACTCTGATTCTCCCCCAATTTCACCCAAAATTGAAGAAACTTCAGACTGCTGGGAAGCTTCAAAACCTTTAATATACTGCTTCACATACTCACGAGGAATACCCTTAGTTTCCAGCTCTTTAATACTTTCTTCAGAAATATCGCCTCTTTCAAAGTATTCGTTGCTGTATTTTGTAAAGGTTGAAGGTAGTTCCGAAGGGGTTTCTTGAGGAGTCGCTTCTTCCGAAACTTCTTTAGGCTTGCCGATTTTCTTCTCAAGCTCTCCGTAAGCTTTTGCCATATCCTCTGGAGATTTAAATTTTTCTGGAAGCCAAGTAGGACGAACTTCCTGTGATGCCTCTTGAGGCTGTTCTGTTTTAATAATCCCCCCACCAGCGGGGTCTGCAATAGGTTGATTCGGGGAATCTGCTCCAGTAGGGTTCGATGCAGAAGTTACGCTTAATGTAGCCATTGTGTGTTTTTCTCCTTTGGTTGTGTTGTTTACTGACTAGGTGGATTCTGCCCTAAAGCTTGAGCGAGTCCAGCTTGAAATTGTGGGCTATCAGTAGATAATTTACCAGCAGTTGCAATCGCTTGAGGCCCAAGCTTTTCTGCCATACTAGCCATCATCTGTTGTTGCTTGGCTTGAGCCATTTCTTCGGCAACTTCTTTCTGGTCTCTGATTAATCCTTCCGTATCAAGCCCAAGGCTTGTTGCTCTGCGAGTTAGATAATTATCAATATTAATAAATTGAGATAATCCCTGTGGCCCAAGAACAGAAGCGATTCCTTGCACAAACAAGTCGAGCTTAGTTAAGTCGCTTGCACGGCCTAAAGCATCTACTCCTGTGGTCACAACAGGTCGTATAATCTTGTTGTCGATCTTTGGCAACCTGTCTTGTCGTTGCATCCTATCCATAATCCGTGAAACCAAGGGTAGCTGAAACTCTTGGGAAAGGACGCTATAAGCTCCTCCCAAAGCGGTTTCAATTTCATTGGAAAGGTAACGAATCTCTTCGGCTGTCACTCGCTCTGCATTACGGACAACAGAAGCATTAAGAAGGAAAGCATATCCAAGACGCATAGTAATGGCTTCCATAACGCTTTGAGCAATACGAAGGTCTGCTTGCTTCTCAACCTGCAAACAGCTCACATCTTGTCTATCACCTGTAATAATCGCTCCATTACGGGCTTCACCAAGCATCTTTTTATTAGTCACACCATTGGGACGAACCAAAAAGACAACCTTTGAGGCTGATGCAGAAGCTTCTACAATAGCTTGGGTAAGGGCTTCCAAAGACCTCAAATCGCCCAAATACTCCTCTACAAACCCACGGCCATAATCCTCACCATCGACACGAACAAAGCGTAAGGGTAGCCAAGGAAGTTTATCTAAATCGTACTCCCCTTCTGAACCTTCAATAATCTGGTCTTTAATGGTTTGGTAAACTACCCACTTGTTGTCTTTGCGATGAATACAAGTAAACAAATCAATATTAGGCTCGTGAGACTCGCTTTTAGAAACTAACTTTTTGGCTTCTTCTGGTAACGCAGTAACAGAAAGCTTTTCACGGGTTATGATGTCTAAAACATTTCCGAAAGCGTCCCGCTTAACTACATAGTTTTCAAGACGAAATACTCTCATTCCTCCTTTGTTTGGAAGATAAAGTAAGCAGTTACCAGCTACTAAAAGGTTGCGTAAAGCTTCGTAAGTTGAAACACGAACAGAAGAAGTTTCAATTTCAGTCATTACAGCTCGCTCAATACCAGCAAGAGCTTTCTCCATCTCTGCTTTTAAAGCTTGGTCGCCTTGAAGCTTTTTAAAACGAAACTCATCAATAGAGAATTTGAAGAAGGGCTGGTTTGGAGGAAGCAAAGCCAAAAGAAGCTTGCTTGCCAAATTGTTTACCCCTCTAGCACCAATACCTTGAAATGGAGTGCTGTATTCCGTTGCAAAGCTGTGACCAGCGGGAGGAACAAGAGTTGGAATAGTCAGCTCGGCACAATCCCTAGCCCGTTGAAGATAAGTATGCCTAGCTGATTCTAATTCAGAATACAAAGATTTTCCTGTTTTCATAATAGTTTATAATTCTTTGTGTTGGTTAGCCGTTTGTGTAATCTGTTATGCTATTGTTTAAAAAGCTATTTGACCAGTTTACCAAGGGAATAGTAGCCGATGTTTGCGTGGCAGTTGTATTTGAAGCAATCGAATTGATACTATAAGTACCACTATAATTGTCCCTAGTCTCCAAAAAATACCATTTATTTGCTAAAAGATTCGTTGAAGCACCGCTTAAAGTAGTTAATGTCTGAGCACTTCCCGAAAACATAATCCAACCAAAATCAGCAAAGTTTTCATCATAAAATTGCCCAAGGTAATATATATTTGAAGAACCACTAAAAGTGAATCCATTAATAACATTCGTAAATTTTTCATATGGCCCGTTGCCATTAAGAAGTACGCTAGTTGTGCCAGCGACATCTGGGAACGAAGCAGCCGAAGTAACAACAATAGTTTTGTCTACATTAGTAGCGACATTGTAATTTGTATTTCCAGCTTGGGATGCCCTAACAACCACATTTCCAGCCCCAGTATAAGTAAGTACTGAACCAGCCAAAGTTGCTGGGCCACTAACAACTGAAAATGCAACCGAAAGACCAGAAGTTGAAGAAGCAGACAAAGATTGAGTTTGTCCACTTGTACCAGTTAAAGTTGGGTTAAATGTGATTGTTTGATTTGCTTTACTGATCGTCCAAGTTACTGAGGTCGGTGAATTAGTAATGTTGTAGTTTGTTGAAGTATAGCTTGGGTTAAATGCAAGCGTATAAGACCCCGCATTTGCCCCTGTTGTTGGCATACCAGTTAAGAGACTAGCAAAACTTCCAGAAATTGTGTCTGCCCCAGACAAGCTAGTTATGGCAACAGGAGTGACCTCAGAGTAAGTCTGATTGGGAGCATAAGTTGAGCTTTGGCTAGTTAAAGATATTGTAACATTTTTCTTGTTAATTGTATAACTTACAGAAGGTTCGTTTGTGCCTACATAATCTGCATTTAAGATCAGACTTATAGTTGTACTTCTTGTTCCAGAAGGTGCTGAAAGTGTAGGGGTAAACAAGAAAAGATTGCTGGCTACTCCTTGATCGTTTGAAAACACAATCGTTGGAGTCGATGCGTTATATGTAAATGTTTGGGGAGTACTTGCTGTTATAGTTAAACTAAGTGGTGTCACTTCAGATACGACAAACCCGTTTTGCCATCCTGTTCTGGGAATGGTTGTAGCACCCGCCGTCCAGCTCGGATACGAGCTACTAGTGCCTCCCGATGTTATTTCAGCAAAGCTGTTTTGACTAGTTTTCCCAAAAAATAATGTACCATCACTTCCCTCATAAGTCACACCATCAGCAGTATCTTCAATTTTTAAAAGATTATCAGTAAAACCTAAACTTGAAGAAGTTATTTTTATTCTGGTTGGAAAGCCCAAGTTTCCTAGTGCATATTCAATACGGCTTGCAGACGATGAATCAGTTGATAAAGATAACCCTAGCTGTGGCATAAATTAAAACTTCCCGTAATTAGGGTCAGTTACCCAATAAGGAGGAACTTCTGGATATTTAGTAGACTCAATCACAGGACTCTTGTTATCCGAACAAGCTCCTAATATCAACAACAAAAGCAAAGCCCAAAATGACTTAAATATTTGCACCCTTATAGCAAAGAACTTTTCCAGTAGCCAAGGTAACAGCGGTAAATCGTCCAAAAATAGTCAGACCTTTAGGATAAGTAACAGAAGTAACTTGGGAGCTTGACGCTGTTCCCGCAACCCAATTAGAAGATGTAAGGGTAGTAAAGGTCGTATCTTCAAGCATTGTGATTGCACAATAGTTCTTTGAAGTACCTGCTGTAGTATTGGTAATGAACTCTGCTCCAAACTTACCTAATGCTTCTCTATCAATCATATTCTATTCCTTTAGGTTGGGATATTTACCCCAGTCAAATCTTCATTTTGACTAATTACTAAAGAGTTGCGTCCACGCCTACGATAATCTTGTCTCTTGGAAGCCCTAGATGATTCTGAAGGCATAACTTCTTTAGCTAACTGCACGGGGGCAGGAGGGGGTGGAGGCGGGGGTGGGGGTGGCGGTATAACTGGCGGTTTCGGTGCTCCTCCTCCTCCCATACACATAAAATTATCTCCCTCTTTCCTGTTGTTCGTCAAATTTAGCTTGTAAAAATCTTACAAGTTGACGCTGACCGCTATAAATCCAAATGTCCCG